CACGGAGTTCTTGATTGTTACCACCAGCAAGTGCCTTGATGAAACGACGACCCCAATCCTCCTTGCGATCACCAACAGTTCCCTTGCTTACGCCACGGGTGTCGTAGATTGGAGTATTGTCTTCACGGTCAAGTTTGGCACGGGTAGCAGAACGCTGAAGTTGTCCTTCAACAGCATCAATGTCTGCTTCAATCTTGGCGCAACGCTCCTTGTATGCGGCATTTGCCTGTGCATCAAAGGAATTGGCATGATTGTTTGTTTCGTTTTCCCACTTGTCAATGGTGCTACGAAGTTCAGTTACGAGTTTATTACGCTTTTCAATGAGATTTTCCATGTTACTTTATTCTCCTGCGGAGTAGATTAATCCGCTTTTGTGTGATTTCTGACTGTGCATTTCGGAGTTGTGAGGATGTAGATGGATATGCGGCATCTACAACTACTGATATTTCAACGAGTTTTGCTTCGTTGACCTTCCTTTGTTTCTTATCAGGACTCCATGAATCACGGATGTTGTAGAATCCGAAACTCATTTCACCTGTTAGAATCTTACGATTAAGCAGTTCCTTGACATCTTTTGCTAGAGTTGTGTCTGGTAGGTCTGCTTCAAAACGAAGTCCCTTGTCATCTGTGAACAAACGAAGAGATCCGTTCTTTGTGCGAGCAAGAGGTTGCGAAGTGTCGTGGTTGTAATACAACTTTACATCTTCATCGGCATTGAGCGTGTTGTCAAATGCTCCTCTTGCGATCTGCTCGGTAAACACTCTACCGTGTTCAGCAATAGTCCGTGATTCAGCGTCCCAAATGACAGCATATCCTGTGAGAGTGTTACCCGATGCGGTTGTTTCATTTACTTTACGAGTTTCAAGTTGCATTTTGGATGTCTCCTTGTGCTACACCACCGCTTGTATCGGTTCCAAGGTTGGTTTGACCACCCCCTTGACCCATATTCTTTGCAACAATAAACTCATCTCCACCCTCAACGGCATCGTAATTCATCAATGCTCTTGCCTCGTTGCGGGTGATTATGCTTGCTTCAACACCTGTTCGGAGTGCTGCAAACAGTTCTGCAATCGGTGGTTTAGTGATTAGATCGGTGTCAAACATAGGTGACTCACCCAGTTTGAGCATAAATTCTGCCTTCCAAGACTCATACCAATGACTTAAGCACGAATCAAGGTAGGAACGAGTCATCCATTCTAGAGAACCATACACATTATTTGAAGTTTCCCCAAGGTATGCTGGTGGAACACCAAAGATACGGGAAACATCTGATATTGTATACTTTCTTGCTACTTCAATGTCTGTTGCAACGCTTGTGCTTGTAAGTTTTTCAATCTTCACATTCTCGGAGAAGATCATTGGTTTACCAGCATTCTTGCCTGTGTGGTTCTTAAGGTATTCCGTGAGAATTGCCTGTCTTCCTGCTGCATTCATTTGCGTTGGATGAATAATTGCAATATTTGGTAGACCACCCCCTGTTGCATTCTTCTCTGCGTTGTTCTCTTGGTTGATGCCAATGATGATTGCTGTTCGGCAAAGCATGATTGGACTATTTGCCCATAGACCCTCTAGTGGACTTGCCTTGATATGAAGAATATTCTCTGGTGGAACATCCCCATAGTCGGTTGTCTTGTAGGAAGGAGTGGGATTTGAGACATCAAGTGACACAGAAGACAGGGGAAGGGGGATCAATTCATAGATTTCCCCATTGCGTTTTCTGTTGATGAGTGCAAAACTATTGCCGTAAAGCAATGCTTGCATTGTCAATTGTCTACGAAAATCATACCCACTTTGGTATTTATTTGGTCTTTCCCACAGTCTTTCTAGGTTGGGGTTATCAAATTCAGCAGGAGTTCTGGCAATATCGTTGGCAATCAGATTAACGGCACGGTATACGGGAGTAAAGTGTAGAGCAGCAACGGGAGACAGAACGGTAGGACTCTCGGAGTTCAACAGCACATCATATGGTGCTGGGACTAGGGGATAATAGGCGGTTGGGAATCCAAACCACCCACGAATTGTTTGTTTAATGTTGTCTGTTATTCCCATTCAGTTTACTCCGTTAATCATGTCTGCTTCAATCTCATAGATGCTTGCCGATTTCCCACCCCAGCAATGAAGTGCCATGATTGCTGCTACAAGGGGGTCAATAATACTGTGCTCTCTGCTCTTTGCGGGTCTTACATTTCCGTTGATATCCGTCTTGGCAACTGCTTCGGCACATGCTCTACGCATGATTGGATCGTCTGGAAATACCAGTTTCTTACCCAACCATAGGTTGTTGAATAGAGCACACCCAGGTCCAAATGTGCTAATTGCCATTCGGTATGTCTGTAGGGGGATGCCGTCATTGACAAGAGTCTCTGCAAGGTATTTGCTTCCCCATGCGTCATAAGCGACTACACGAAGATCAAATTCTGCTTTTGCTTCACGAATAGCAATACGAATCTGCTCGTAATCTATTTCTCTACCAGCAGAAAGTTCTAATTTACCTTCCTTTGCCCATGTTCTAACAGGCATTCGGTAGTCCAATTCTCTCTGTGCAAGACCTTCCTTGGGAAACCAATACCGTCCCTTGATGGCAACTCTGCCGTCATCCATAGGAATTGCAATGACTAGAGCAGTCATATCACCACTTTTGGACAGGTCTAGACCAGCATATGCAGTTCGTTTTTGGGTATTTGCCCATTCAAACTTGGCATCCTGCATACCCTCCCAGTAACTCATGTCCAACCATCCACCACTATTCTCATCAAACCGTGATCCGTGGAATCTACTAAACTCTGCTCGTCCCATAGGACTTTGCTTCATTGTATTCCAAGCACGGCGAAGGGAAACCATATCAGGTTGTCCATAAGGTAGACCAGGGTTCCCTTTAATCCATTTCTTCTCGTCTTCCAACTCATCGTTTGTGTCTAGTCCATAGAGCATTGCGAAGATGGTGTCGTCTGTAATCTCTCCTGTAAGCACACCTTCACATTGCTTTACGATCTCCATGTAGATTGTTTCGGGATTGGACCCAGGCGTTGTAATAATAACTCCTGTGCTTTCCTTACGCTTTGCTCCTGTTGTGAGCAGTTTGGTAAGGAATCTACCCTTGAACTCTGCTGCTTCGTCTGCCACCCAGCAGGATGGATTTAGACCGTCTAGGGAGCGTTCTAGGGCAGGGAGAGCAGTCATGGAGCAGTCTGCATCGTCACGGTCAATTGACTTGTAGCGGGAAATGCAGTCGTGATTTCCTAGACGGGAAAGCATTGTCTTTGCTGTGTCTAGAAGGATGCTTGCTTGCTCTTCGTTATTGGCAAGGACATGCACTCGTTTACCGTCACCTTGAAGAAAGTCGTAGAGTGCCAATCCTGCCATCAGGGTGGTTTTACCGTTACCTCGGGCAACCTGTAGCACATTTAGTTTAAATCTTTTACGCTTGTCTTCTGTGACCTTCCAGCAGAGGATATTGGTAACAACGAACAATTGCCAATCGTGTAGATTGAACTTTTCCTTTGACCATTCTCCTACTAGGGACAGGGATTCAAAGTGTGTGTTTACCTTCTCTGCTTCATCCCAATCAAAGTAAACATCCTGTCTCTCTAGGTCAGCAAAGAATCGTCGTGCAGATGCGTAGATCCACTTATTGTTATCTGTCTTGCCGTCTAGGATGTTCTGTGCGTAGGTGAGTATTCTTTCTTTTACTGATGGTTGATTAGAAGGGACAGTTGACATACGAACCCCTCGGACCTTCGCAAACAGTTTCGGAGTATGCAGAGGGGGGACGATGACCCCCAAACCCCTCAAATTCTACCCCCCCGTTCGCACCCGCACAATTATTCCAATAATCCGTGGGGAAAGATGCACTGAATTTCTTGTCCTGTGCAGAGGGGATACTATCTTCTTTATCATTTGGACGCATGGCATCATGATACTCATTCAGTTCTGCTACTAGAATGTTGATTAGATCGTGACATGCTTCAATATTATCAGGTAGTTTGAGTAGTCTATATCTCATTGGTGTTCCTCTTCTCTATGTTCCTTCTTGTGACACTCTTTACATAATGTCAGTAGGTTGTTCCATTTGTATATCAGATGTGGATGGGAATGTCTTGGATACACATGGTGGACTTCCTCACCTAGATTGCCGCATTTGGCACAGTATGGATGATACATCAGGTATTCTCTTCTTGTGTGATACCATTTCCATCCATTTAGTTTCTTTGGATCCTTTATGAGTTTAGGATCTGTAAACTGCTTAACCTTTGGTCTGGGATTGAATGAGGGGATATTCTCTTCCCTTAAACGATCTTCAGGACTATCCATGATACGATCCATCCCACTATGATGGCAGTTGTGAATACGACACTCATGTTCGTATACCATTCCTTGAATCCTTCCCAGACTTCTCCTAGTGTAATGTTCTTTAGCATTTGTTCTTCCCTTCTTGATATTCTCTTTCTTGGACTGCTGCTGCTACCCTTACTGATAGTGCTAGGTAGTAGGCATCTATGATATCGTTTACAGGTGATGCTGGTTTATCCGTTGGTTTGCGGTTGAATACACCCTGTATGTCATAATCAGTATCTTGATAGAAGGCATCTCGCATCTGTTCCTTCTTGGCATTTCCCTTACCTGTGGCACATTTCTTTATGGAAGATGGTGAATACAGGTCGTATGAGATATCATGCTTATAGAGGAAATACTTAAGGATTCCCATGTTCTCTGCCAATGCGGTGATGGATGAATGCTTGCTATAGGCATAATCCTCTAATGCAACATGCTTGATGTTCTTGGCATTGAGAATAGTAATCACCCACTCTGCTATTGTTTCATAACGCTCTTGGTCGTTTTCCCATGCCCCGAAGAGACTCCCGTTTATGTTATCTTTCTGGATAGCGTATTTAACCTTATTGGTCAGATAGTGTGCTTCACAGATCTGGAATGGAAGGATGAAGTCAGGTTTAGGGGTGGGAGGAACGATCACAAGAGCGGGGCAGGACAATGAAAGATCTATCCCTGCCACTTGTTGATTATGATACTTGAAGATGTCATCTGGTTGTAATGTCATTCTGGGATTGTGGACGAATGCTCTTTACAGGTTTGCCCTTTGTTCCACCACCAAGATATTTATTAAATCCTGATATGTGAGTCTGGAATGCCTTGATGTATGCCACTTCCAGATCCTCTGCTGCTTGCTTGTCAGTAGTGGTTGTAATGATCTGCTGAAGGAACTCTGGGAACTTCTTGTGGTCTGTAGATACGGTATTCATATGGTAGTGCAATGGTCTTGCGTGCTTGGATAATGATCTTGCTCTTACCTTATGCTCTGTCCATCTGTTTCTTGGATCATTTGCTGTCTTACCGACATAGATGACTTTACCGTTCTCTGATATTGTGTAGATTGTATATGTGTCCATTCTTGTCTCCTTTTTTCTTGGTGGCATAGAACCATTCTTGCCACTCTATTATGTATATTATACACATCTTTGACAATTCCTTGTATCCGTTTCTAGGTTATTAGGAATTTCTTCTAGAAGCATGACTATTTGTCACCTATGCCCGTCCTCCGCAAGATGCTGCGGACGGGAAAGATAAGAACCCCAAACTGCTCGGGGTTCCTATCCAAAAGGGAGATTTAAATGGCACTAGTATGTATATCGTCTTCTATGTATCCATCAAAGGTATTGTATCTACCGTTGAACTGTAGTTTTCCATCCAAATACTTTGGTGCTACTCGTCTAGTTTTACCGTTCCAAGTTATCAATAACTGGTAAGGATGTCCTTTACTGTCCATTAGGATCTCTTGTATGGTTGCCTTATGTTTCTTGGTTTCACCATATTGGTTGGTTTCATAAAGTTCAAGTGGAATGTTCGTTAGGTGTATATTTTGGGGCAAGATGTTATCCTCTAGACTATGTAGACGGAAGTCATACCTGATTTTAGATCCGTTGAGTATGGATGCAACATCCCCATACCAGTCAGTCCAAATAAAGGACAACTGATATGGAGGTTGTCTGATTTTGAGTCCATGTCTCGTATATCAGCAACTTGCACTCTATGACCATCTCTGGACAATCATCCCTTCTAGTGCTATGAGTATTGCTACCCCAAGTCCGTGGTTAGTCCGTAGACTTGATTTTTCCTTACATCATCCACGATCTCACGATTTCAATCTACTGGTGGAGCAGGGAAACTTATGGTTTGCCAACCTGATGAAATGTTGTCTGTCAGGGTTTGTTCAGTCTCGGATCCTAATGATCTGCTTTGAACTACGAGCACCTACTTCCCGAACTTTTACTTCGGAGTCCCCTCAAGAACTATAGTATGTATACCCGAAAAGATTTCCACAGTCAAGTTTTCGGTTCGTTTTTGGAAATTCCTTCAGAATTTTGTAGAAATTGTTCCATTTTCTTTGTGAACTCTTCCCTTTTGGCATGGTATTTTTGAACTTCCTCTGGGGTAAGCACCTTATTACCAAATGGGAATTTCTCATTTAACGCTTCCTGACGCTTGACGCACCCACAGTCCTTCTTCCCGTAGAACCGTCTTATAAGCGGTTTAAAGGGGGTTAAAATTAACGCTACCAAGTCTCCTAATCCTCTCATATTTCCTCCTTAAATTAGGGTCACACTATATTCCATCCAATGCTTGTATACCCTCTTATTATACCCACTTCCCTGATAATTATTGCAACTGCACTCATAGACAGGTGGTTGGTTGCCGTATGCTCCATTCCAACAGGAGTGGGTATCTGTGCAAATAGATTCGGGGCAAGTCTCTAGATCGTATCTTTTCCAATAATCATACTGGGGTATGTATCCACCTGTGCATTGTGGATTTTGGCAAACACAGGTTCTATGTCCTTTACATCCACCTGAACAAATGTTGGTATTTGTGCAAATGAAACTGTCATTCTGTGGAACTGCACCATCGTAGAGATTATACCATTTTAGGGTGCTTCTATCAAAGGTATTGTTGTTTAGACACTCCCACTCTCCGTATATCTCTGCTAGGAATGGTTTAAAGACTGTATAAGGTGGAACTGGTGATCCACAGACATATTGTAGACACTCATTGTAGCAAGTATCAGTAAGAGTCAATGGCATCAGGAAGTCAAGTAGGATTCTATTTGTTGGAAATAGGTTCTGACCACTAAT